ACTTAATATTGATGTAGGTAACTTTATAAGAAGTGCTATTAAAGAAAAAATAGATAAAGAACATAGTTATTTAATTGACAAAGAAAAGCCGTTAGAAGATGAGTTTTCTTTGTCGTTAAAATTAGCTTTACTTAAACTTGAATAACAAAAATATTATTAATCCCTCAAATATAATAATTCCCAAAACCCATAAAGGAGTGCGAAATTTAACTATTTCAATCTCCTTTATTTGTACCTCAGATTTATAATTTTGTTTAAATTCTCTTATTTTAAAATTAACCACACTGTCTATATCTACAGTTGCTACTAAGTCCCCTTTAATCGACTTTAAAGACACTTTTACACCTCCCGAACGTATTTGCCTATCAAAGTCTTTTAACTGTCCTAAAGTGTCGCATGGTTGTTCTATTAAGATAGTGTCATTTACTTGTTTAGTGATGTATCTATCGTTTTTACTATAGCTTGAATCCATCTTAATAAATTCTTTAAATTCCGTAGTGGTCTTTTTAGCAACACAACTATTAAGTAGAGAAATAAAAAGTATAGTAAAAAAAAATAATCGCTTAATCATGTTGTTTATTTAAAATGTTTTTTAATTCGGGTTTTAAACCGATATTTGCATAATTCGGGTTATATGCTTAAGAATATAATTAACTTATTTTTACCGTTTTTATATGTTAATGAAACTATTTTACCCTGGTATTAATGAACTATTAACTGTATTTCCTTTAAACCTTCTAAAACTTTGTGAAATTTCTTCATAGTGTTTTGACTGTTTAAGACATCTCTAAAGCCATCGTTATTGATATCTAACAACTTACTACCCAAAGCAACACAACCGTTTAAATCATGCCAGTAATTAGCTGAATGAAACTTACACTCACTTCTGTTTTCCACTCCTTTTATTTCCCATAAATCACAATCAAATTTATTAGAATATTCCAATACACATAAGTATTCGCCTTGTGGAATACAGCTGATGTTTCTTTGGTTGTTATTGTCTGCTCTTTCTAACGACTTTGCTAAAAATAAATCTTTACCGTTTTCAGTTATAGCGCATTCCCCTATAGTTTGCTTGTCTTCGTACTCTAATCTAAATAGTTCTATTTTCATGGATTCCACCATTTATAAATTTTATCAATTAGCGGGCACAACCAACACGGTTTAATCATTTTTTCTGACATAATTTTATTTTTTAATCGCCTAAATAGTCTTTTCTTAATTCTAAGAAGTCATCTAGTTCTGTTTTTTCTGTTAATTGGTTTTCTTTTATCTGTAAATCTACTTTGTTTATTTTTCTCTTATGGTTTAATTCTATTATTTTAAAAGGTATTTGAATGATAAAATATATTAATCCTAAAAAAGCAAAAACTTGTTTTAAGTCTGTATTCAATAAATTCAAATAATCTAAGTCTATAAAGTGCACCATATCCGCAATTGTTAACCCCCAGAAACTAAATACTAATCTATTTGCGTAAACAATTGCAGCGCTTAAATGGTTCATTTTATTAACTTATTTAATACACTTTTAATAAATACTTTTGTTTCGGATATCTTAAATAAAAACAAAGCCAATCCAACAATTAAAAGCGTTAAAATAAAATATAAACTTTTATCATTTTTGTAAGCGTCAAAGGAGAAAAACCATAATATAACTCCTAAAATGTTTGTTGTTGTATTTTTAAATTTATTCATTATATTTTTCTTAAAATTATAAACATTCCAATTATAATTACCGTAGAGATAACACTTGCTAATTTTGTTTGATTTAGTGTAAATTTTATACCATTTTTATGTTTGTGAAAATAAAATGTTGGTTTAAATTTCTTTGGAAAAAATATAGTTAAGTATAGTTTCTTATCAATCCAATCCAAAAAATTACCTGCAACTAAACTACATATCATAAACCAAAAATGACCGCTAAAAATAGCTAATATTAGGTATATAACACTTGATACTCCTTCAAATATTAACACCTCCTTTTTGCTTAAACTGCTTTCAAATAAGAAATCTAAAAAGTAGTGAGAAATAATTGCTAAAGGCATACCAACTGCATAAGCTAAAGTTTCGTTTTGCGTTAATGCGTAAACGGTTGTCATTATTGATAACCCTGTTGCTGCGTGTGGTATACTATACATTATATTTTAGTTTTAAATTCATGGCTAGGTGTATTTGGTATTACTTCATATTTGCCCCAACCCCACGCGCTGCTCCCCCTCCAAAAAATATCAACATCATATGTTAATCCCTCTTTCACAAGTACATTTTCCTCTGTTAATTCATCATATTCATAAATATTTTGAAATCCTAAACAAACAATTCCATGAGTTGTTTCTGTAACTGTAATTTTATCAAAATCTAAATCATTGTCTATATTCGCTAACTTTAAGATTAATTCTTCTGCCTTTGCTTCCGTTTGGAAACTGTATCTTTTTACTGCCATTTTATAATTATTTTAATAATTAAACTATATAAGGTAAATCTACTTGTGCTTCTGCTATTGAGTTGTAAACTATTAATTTTTTTGTTTTACAATACATCGGAGAGTTACCATCGCTTCTATCGAAGTTGATTTCACTCAATGTGTTTGGAGGAAATGTTACACCTGTGTTCGTCGTAGGTGTTATCTCTAAACCATCAATGTATAAAGCTAATTTATTTAATCCCCAGACAAATACGTATTCGTGAATATCTGTTATATTAACTACATCTATAAATGATTTTGATAAAGCAGTTATACCGTCTACTATTATATACATTGTAACCCTACTCGCTTGAGTATATCTAATAAATACCCTATTATTAACGCTACCATCAGATAGGGAAAAATCTCTTTCTTTTATATCCGATTCGTCATTTTTTCCAATGTTTATCACAAAAACCCCTTCTTCCGAGTTAAATGTATTAACATCTCCTGCGCCATCAATTCTATCGGCTAAACGAGTTACCGTAGTCCCTATTGTTCTAATTCTTGATGTAGCGTATGGTAGCTTCTCTAATTGCGCTTCGTTTACAGTGCCAGTAACCGTACTTAATAATGCTCCAGCCGTAGATGTAAACGTTAATTGAACCAAATCATTTACACCAGTTCCAACTAAAGAACCTGTAAAAGTTCCGCTTAAAGCAATTGTACCCGTTCCTTCAAATGAAACGGTATAGGTGTCAGCAACCGTTGTAGTTGTCTGAGTAACCATCGCCTGCGAATTTAAATAATCATTAGTAGATTGGGGTTCTGTTAATAATACGGGGCAGCCTCCATCAGAATAATCTAATCTCGGAACGTCTGCCGCCATTGTTTCTATTATACCATCCGAATTAACTCTTGTTGCTATTGATGGTCTTGATACTGTAAAATCCCCTGCGCCGTCAGATGGTAAAACAGAAGCTAAAACTCCGCTTTTAAAGGCTGACGGTATCATTAATAAACTAGGTGTTGGCATATTTTTTAATTAAAATTATTTGTAGCATCATTAACACAATCTAAAGCCTCTAAAGTAAATCCTGCTGCTGTAGTTCTATTTATGTAAGCCGTTGTGATTTCGTTATAAGTGCTTGATAAATCGTAATAAATACCACCAAAACCTCCTTGAACAGGGTTTCCCCACCATGTACTATCGTATATTTTCCCAAAACTCATAATTATTTAGTTTTATTTCTTAAGTAAGTTGTTAATTTAACTATATTAACTACTTTTGGCTTGTAAGTATTCTTCATTATAGGACCCAATTTGATGAATTTGTATTTTTATCTGGATAAATATCCGAATTTGTGTTATTATTATACTCTGGAAATAAATTGGAATAGTTACAGATATAATCTACAAATCTTCGTGTATAATATTCCGCAAAATCCCTTTCTTTTTGCACTAAATAATCTACTTCGCCCTTTGAAACGCTCTCAGAATTTTCAGAAGTGTGCTTAAATACACCACCATTTTTTACTTGATACGCTGCGAATGGCAAATAGTCCGTCATAGCGTAATGAATAAGCATAGGCTGCACGTAATCGTTTACTAAAGTCAAATAATTACCCGTTAAACTACCTGCTATTATGTCATTTGATATCTTATCGTATAATTTACTACCTAAATAGTTTTGTATATGTATTTCTTGCGATATTTTAATGAACTGTATAAACTTATCTGTGTCTACATTACCGTCAATTATAGTATTTTTAACTAAATCTGTTCTGCTTATAAATAATGCTGTTGCCATCTATCTCTTTTTGTTTACAAATCCGTTATTAGGCATATCTGTTGGTCTTTTTGCTACTTCTTTTGCATTAATTTCGGGTTTAAATCCTTCTTTTTTAGCTTTATTTACGCTTATTTCTGCGTTTGGGTTACCTACATCAGCCGTTGTACCCTTCTTTTTCGCTCTGTAAGTCTTTCTCATCCAAAAATGATGGCAATCCCCGCCCCCTTTATATAAAAATATGTCGTAATTATCAGCACCATTAAGACCCCAACCAGCATTAACGCTGCTTTTACTCATCATTTGTATATCTTCTTTTCTATATATCTTCTTTTTAGCAACCATTTTCTTGCAAAAATCTCTGCTATCTGAACTAGCAGTTAATGGTGCGTATTGATAACGTACTTTGAACTTAAAACCTTTAGCTTCTCCATCTTGTGAACTCTTTGCGTTTGGTCTTGCGGTACCTGTTGTTGCTAAATTCCAGATTTTAGACAATAAACTTGGCTTATTAAGTTCGTTTATCTCTTCATCTAATTCATTTTCTGTATCGTAATCTACTTTTCTTTCGTCTATTAAATCCCATTCTTTTAAATCCTCATCTTCTCCAAATTCTTCTAATTTAGAAAACATTTGTTTCATTTTCACACCCGTTTCTTCTTCCCTCGTTTCTTTGTCATGAACGTTTTCTAAATCCGTAAATTCTAAAGGTTGTAGTGTCTTAAAGTATAGTTTTAAGCTAATATTATTAACCGCGAGTATTTGTGTATACGCATCAATTAATAAGTCTTGAAAAGGTCGTATAACAGTGTTGTCCATTAGTATCGTAGCAGTCTTTAATTCTTCTGCGTTGTTACCTAAACCACTTGCATCTTTAATACCCATTAACATAGGAGAAATTACCCTATGCGATACCATTATCTTTTTTTGTGATTCATCAGATAAAAATTGATATTGGTTATGCGCATCACTTAATTGTACAGCGTCAATTGTTGCTGCTGATTCTTTATTATCGTTAAAAGCAATTATAGGAGTTCCAGACCTTGAAGAACCACCGTATTTTGATTTGATTTTCTGCTCTGTTAGTCTTTGCGTTTCATCATCTGGCACACCATTATTAAAATTAATTAATAGTCCAGGACTTAAACCGTTTTGAACATTATTAATGTGATAGTTTCCTATTTCTTCTTCTAATTCTGCGTATTGTAGTCCACCTTGATAATCTGGTGTAGAATAATAATACATACCCGCTCTATAAGGCTTTACATATAAAATCTCAATCGCTGCGTGCTTTTCTGTAGAATTAAAAGCTGGTATTCTTAGAGGTTCATCGCTTGGCTTTATGTTTGCCCAATCTGGATGGTAATAATAAGCCTTTACCATTTTGTCACCTTCTTTACATTTTTCTGCTCTTAAAGTTTCAATCGGCAAATGCTCTACTTTTTCTACTGTTTTTCTATCCTTAGAAAATATTACTTGAATAGCGGTCTGTCCTGCTAGTTTTAAATCTGAGGCATTTCTTCTTGTATCGTCTTTTTTAAACAACGAAATCATACGAGCGTATGAATCTGGTTTTTTAGAAGAGTCTAAAGCATCTAAACCTTTACCAAATATCATTTGACTAATACCGTTAATAGCTGCGTTATTTGTAGCACTACCGTTATATCTATCAATTAGGTATTGAAAGTAGTTGTTATCTGCTCCAAATTCCACCCATTCATTTCTCGTAGATTCTACAATTACAGGCGAAGTATAACTTGCTAATTCAACAACTTTAACTGCTGATTTGCTTTTACTAATACTTGGTGTATTTCGGTGTTTATTTATATATTTACTCATAAAATTATAAAATCATTATTACCACTCTCTTCAATGTATTCGTCTTTATTCACGGTGTAGTTTTCATTCGCTGATTGGTCCGTAGATTGCGCCGTGCAAAATATTTTATCCCTATAAATTATATCTGCATTTGTAACAGTACCTTGTCCGTTGTATATCTTTAAATCGTAAAACCTCCCTTCTTTTAATTCGTAAAATCTACCGTTTTCGATAGGAAAATCAGTTGTTAATTTAATGTAATTACCTTCATTTACTCCATTAATTAAAAACGATGTAACCTCATTAGAACTGTCATCCCTTAAAGTTAACGTAACAGAAGTAGCATATATTCGTGGAATAATGTATATGATTTGCTCACTTGTTACGGGTAGTAGATGTTTCATAGTTATATAATAAGAAATAGCACTAAATTTATTTATTAAACCAAAAAAAACCCTAAACATAGCGCTTAGGGTTTCTAAAACAAACAAATCATATTATGCGTTAGGGTCAATTACTGTAGCACTAACATCTTCTGTAATAACTAAAGGAGTAACAAAATAAGCAGGTGCTTTCTCTTGCCCCTCGAATACTAAAGTAAATCCACTTAAATCTCCCATAGCAGCACCAGTAACAATAGTACCACCCGTTACTTCTGCGCCATTCTCTAAACCAACTAGAAAGAAATTACCGTTGTAATCCTCAACCGCTACGTGTGGTCTTGAAACTGATAATAATTTGATTTCCTCTTGTGTTGCTTTATCTAAAATTGGTAAAGTAATGTTTAAATTTTGTGTGTAAAATGTAGTTCCATTTTCTCTTGAACTCGTAATTGTGTTTTCTAAAGTTGACGCTCCTTTGATTTCGTACTTAAACCAATCTGGAGTGCCGGCTAATACCGTGATTTCTCCAGCAACTATTGTCGCTGCTCCTAGCGTTCCGTAATCTGCAAAGTAAATGTTTTTTAAACCACCAACTTTAGATTTACAACCTAGACTTCTTCCCGTTGTTAATAAACAAGCCATATTTTTATATTTTTTAGTTAAAAAAAGGGTAAGTAGATTAACTACCTACCCTTTAATATTATTATTAATTAATTTTATAGTTCTAAACCGTAAGAAACAATTTCATCAACTATTGCGTAGTTTACTGCTGCCGTGTAACGAGCAATAAATCTAAAGTTTTGAGAACCATCTAAGTCTGCCATATCTATAGTTTTAACTTCGTTTTGGTCGCTTAATAAACCACAAGCAAAAAACAAGTTAGATTTTACTGTTGCAATCATTCTGTTAGATGGTAAACCATTTACTGGTACTATCTTAATACCTGCAAACATTGTAACGTTTACGTCTTGATTTTGCCCTTGTGCGTTTACACCTGCTGCTCCTAATCCAGATGCTCCAAAACCTCCTAAACTTAATTTATATGCTCTATAAACATTGTTTGCTACATAGATATATAAACTATCATCTTGTAATAATTGTTCTGGTATTTGTAGTAAAACTTTTTCTAATTCAACAACTACATTTGCAGAAGTAATTGCCTCACCAACAATTTTCTTTGATCCAGTGTGTGCTGCATCTGCCAATAATAACGTTTGGAATCCGTCAAATTCTCCTGCTCCATCCGTACCGCTCCAGATATCAACTTCTGTTTTAGCAGCAATTTTAGCAGAGATTTGTCCTATTACGTAATCAGCAAAAGTTTTAGGTACATTGTCAAATGCAGAATAGCCCATAGAAATTGCATCCCAATCGCTTCTAAAGCTGGTCTTACAAACTTCAAGGTTAACTTGTAAACTTTTCGGAGAAATTGAACGTTCAGTTGTTGTAATTGTAGAAGTGTCGGTAAAATCACACGTAGCGTTTGCAACGATAGAATCTATTTCTAATCTTCTTAAAACTTCTTTAAATTTTACATTTGGTTTAACCTCGATTAATCCATTTGCAATTGTGTTACCAGATAATAACATAGCAGAAATATAACCTGCTGCTGCTTCACCTGCGTACGAACTTGTAATTGATACTGTTGTAGCCATATTTATTTATTCTTATTTATTGTATTAAAAATTCTATTTTGTAATGTGTTTTGTGCTTTTTGTGCGTAAAGATGTAATTCTTTTTTTCCTATTGAGTTTTCTGGATTGTGTGAAATCCCTTCAACCTCATCTTGTTTAGATAATTCTACAACCTCTTTTTTAGGCTCTTCTTTAGAAAGTTTTAACTCGCTAATTTCATTTCGTAGTTTTTCAATTTCTGAGAAAAACATTTCTTCGCTGATAGATTTTACAATCTTTTTCGGAGAAGCGGTTTCTTTTTCAAGTTCTTCTTCTTCTGCTGGTGCTTCTGCTGGTGCTTCTTCTTCTTCTGTTGATGCTTCGCCGATTTCTGCTATAATACCTTCTTCAACTACTTTTAAAGACTTACCGTCTTCCATTACGTATTCTCCAATAGGTACTGCAACTCGTTCTTCATCAGCAACAACAAAAACTTCTGCTCCAACTTCGAAAGACTCAGCTTCTACAACTGCGCCATTATCGAGTTTCATCTGTTCCAACTTTACTTCTAATCCAAGTAAAGTTTTAACTTTGTTAATAATCTTTTTTTCTGTGTTCATAATTATATAATAAAATTTAGTTATTTTTTTTGCTTTTACTCTTCTGTATTATTTATATCGCCTATTCCTTGTTTCCAATACTCTGGAGTTTCGCAATTCTTTTCTGGGTCTTCTATACATTTAATGGAGTAAGTATTTAAGCACTTACAGTAGACTGCTCTCATTCAGATAGGATTTTAATTAAAGCGTCTAAAATACCTTCTTCTGTAGATAACTCTGCTTTTGGTTTCTCTAATTTATCAGCAAAATAACCCTCAATACTAAAACCTTTTACAGTTCCTTCTTTAGCCATTTTATACACTTCGTCATTGTCACATTTAACAGACCCCATCCAAGTGCCAACGGGTACATCTAAACCATATAAGGCAGTCTTATCTTTTTCTTTATCTTCTACAATCCAAGACTCTACTAATGTTAAACCTTTTAATTCCGATTCGTGTTCTAATGTAGAATTAGATTGGTTACCATTTTGTAAATACATTTGCGAAGCCTTAGCGACCGTTTCTTTTGAAAAGAATATATGATACTCTTCTGTTCCAGACTTACGGTAAATAGGCTTGTTTGGTATTAATAAAGCACCCATAAGTAAACGCTTCTCTTTACTTATTTCAGCGAGTTGGATACCTTGTTTATTTAATGCGATAAAGTCAGATTCAATCGCAGGGTTTTCTACAACCGAAATCGCTTCTACTCCTATCGCTTCGTCATCGTCTAAAATTAATTCAATTAGTTTCATAACTATATAATAGTTTTATTTGTATTTTTTAGTTTTATAAAGAAGCGCCTTCTATTATATTTCTATCCATATCTTGAGCGGTTGATACATCGCCTGCTACAACATACGCTCTTGATGGTTTTTGTGATTGACCACCAATCGCTGATGCTAATTGATTTGTACTACTTTGACCTACTATGTTAAATGATGGAGGTATTGATGGCGCTGATGGTGTTGGAGGCGTAGCACCTCTTGAAGCAGTAGGTGTTGAGCCACCGCCTCCAAGCGAACCCAATCCCTTTGCAGTTGCAGCAATTGTTGAAGCGATACCGATACCTGTTGAAACATTATTTAAAGCTATTACAGGAATAGCAGAAACACCTCCTGTTAGTATTGCTTGCGGTGTTGCTAACGCTCCTATATTTGCAAGGTTATTCGCTGCTACCATCTTAGCAATACTTACTGCTGCTTCACCAACTAATGCTGCTGCTTGTAGTGTTTTATTCTTACCAGCTAATTGTCCTAATAGCGCAAAACCTTTTCCAACCGTGTTTAATTGTGCTGCTAAAATAGCTTTCTTTGCATCCGCAGCCGCTTTTGCAATACGTATTTCTTCTATTGAGTTTTCTTTTAATTTTAAAATTCTTAAATCCTCAGCTTGTTGAAGTTGTTTTTTTCTTTCTACATCTTCTTCATCTAATATTTTTTGTGCTTCTTTTTTCCTTAAATTATCTTCATCTTCAATTTCTTTCAATCTCGCTAACTCTTCTCTTTTTGCACCTACAATCTGAGAAGATACTAATTTTTGTTTTGTTAGTTTTGACGTTTCTAAATTAATTAAATTAGCTTTTAAATTAGCCTCTTCTAATAAATCTTCTTTAGTTGATTTTGATAAAGAATTTTCCGCTACTTTAGTTTCATATCTTATTTTAGCTGCAATAATTTCTTTAGCCGTAATTTCGTCTTCAATTCTACCCGCTTCTTTTAAAAATTCTATTCTTTCTTTTGCCGTAAACTTTTCTTTTTGCGCTGCCTTGTCTAATAACTCGGCTCTTTTTCTATTTGCTTCCGCTCTCTCTACAATTAAACTTCTTTCTAATTTATCCGCTTTTGCTCTTTGGTCTGATAATTTACCTATAATATTTATTTCTTTTTTCGTTTCATCTACAAAATTAACCACTGCTTCTGTAACATCGTTTATAGAATCCTTAGCTTCCCCCCATGCTTTAGAAGCACCTGCCAAGTCACCTGTAGCCAACTTGTATAACGCTTTACCAATAGAAATAATACTGCTCCCTAAATCGGCAATTATATCTATAACGTTACCAGTTACAACTCCTATTATCCCCATAAGTTTAGCGAACTTATTCTGACCTTCTTCTGAACTTGTAAACGCTTTGCCCACTGCCAGAACAGCAAGCAATAAAGCACCAATTCCAGATGCAATAATCGCAAACCTTAAACTTTTAAAACCTTTAACAACTCCTCCAATACTGCTTTTTAATCCGTTTAATTTACTAATCGCACCTCCAGCAACACCGTTAAGAGCAGACGTAGTTTCCTTTGCTTCTTTCTTTGTCCCTGAAAGTTCTTTTTTAAGGTTTTTAACTTCCTTTATCCCTTTATTAGATTTAACTTCTAATTCTACAACTACTTTTTCCATATCAACTCTTGTTTTTGTCTTGTAAATACTTCTTTAAAACTATTTGGAAACTTATTCTTTCCCTTTGCTAATTGCACAATCTCAGATTTACAATCCGTTTCTT